TCCAACGCGCATAAGTCGAGAGCAGCATCTGCACACTATGGCCGAGCTGCTGGGAGATGAAGGCGGGGTTCATGCCAGACATAATGCATATTGTCGCATAGGTGTGACGACAGTTGTATGGCGGCCGACGACGGATATTCAAAGCCTTCAGAGTCGGAATCCACTGCTTGTGCAGGTCGGACGTCTGTTTCACGTACTCCGAGTTCTTTGAAGGCGGGAATATGAAAGGCGTTTCCAGCACCTTACTCTTGCCACTTCTCCGACGATTAGCGTAGTGCCTGGCGAACTGCAGGGCGTGCATCGCTCGATCGTTCAGCAGCACGAAACGGTCTGAACCAGTCTTCGTCCGCTCCACCACTTCCCCCAAAGCGATCCCTCGACAAACGTGGGCAGTCCTCTTCTCTTCGTCTACCGCATCCCAGCGCATCGCTAGAGCTTCGGATAGACGCATGCCGGTGAAAAACACAAACTCAAAAAATGCCGCATAGATCGTGCTGGGCCAATGATCATGCGCGTACATCTTCGCGATGATCTGATTTGCTTCTTCCAGGGTGAACGGGTCGATCTCTTTTTTGCTGCGCTTGGGCAACTCCAGAATAGCCGCCGGGTTCTTCGGAATCAGTTCCTCGGATACGGCTGAGTTCAGGATGGTGGAAAGCTTCGAGATGGCGTTGCGCTTCACTCCCGGCGACTTCCACTCGTTTGCCGCCATTATCCGGCGAAGCAGGGTGGTGGTGATCAGGTCAATCCGCACCAGGGCCAAGCCGGGCATCCAATAGCGGTTCAACGCGCCCTTGTAGTTTCCCTTCGTTCCAGCGACCACCTCACGACTGTCTAGCCAGAGCTGGGCATACTCGCCGAAGTTGATCTTCCCGCCAGCGACGTTGTTGGAACTAGGGAAAAGCTCGGCGTACTTGTCGTCGTCGAGCAACCCCAGCTTGATCAGCCCTTTTACTTGATCAACAACCTGTGAGGCAGACTTGATTCCTTTCGGTGTCGGGGGATAGGGGAGCGTTTCACTGCGCCGGCTGCCGTTCCACATAAAGCGGATGCGGATCGATCCGTGGTGGAGGTCCATTCCTGCGGGCAAACCCATTGGCTTTCGAGCCATTCGTAGTATCTCCTAATGCTGTACATAACGCGGCTGCCGTGCTTATTCCAGACGCCGAGGGGGATTTGGTTTCTGGCTCGCTTGGAGCGCAGGGCCGCTAGGGTGGTACCCAGGAGCTCGGCCATCTGCGCCTCGGGCACCTTATCTCCGGTAATACCGTCGTTGAGCTGTTCTGCTGCTGTCATACCTACCTCCCGCCGCCCGTCGTAGGACGCGCTTTCTTGATGATGTGTATTGCCAGGCCAAAGGTGATCGACAGCCAGGCGCAAGTGCCGGCGAAGGCGTAGATCAGTGCCTCAGTGGTGCCGGTGTTCAGAAGTTCGGGCCCGGCCCAAAAGAGCCAGCCGAGTGTTCCTACGAGGTACAACAAAGCGCCCAGCAGGATCAGGGTGAGTTTATTGCGAACATGGGGTGTCCTCGCCCCGCTGGGCGGCATATAGGGGATTGGAGTGATAGCTTTCTGCCTAGATGTCAAATAGGCCGAAAGCCGTGTACAAGAAGGTTCAGTTAAGTTCGTGATGGGGCATGGACGTGTCACACAACTTCGATGCTCCGATAGCGCACGCTTACCGGGGCCACGTGATGTTTCTTAAGTTCGACTGGCGGCGCCCGAACGATGAGAGCCCCGTCGCCGCACATATCATTGAACCAGCAGCCATCAATGGCTTAGGTGAGGTTGCAGCGAAGTTGGAAGGCCCTTGGCCAGACTATCCAGCAGCGCTTGATGACGCGATGGCGGCGGCCGAACGATGGATCGATAGTCAGTTGCCGTGACTCCGCTCACCGACAGGCATGTACGGGGATTGGGGTTAGGGGTGCTTCATGAACGTGATCCAGTGCGTTTTCTCGCGCTTACCGGACTTGTGGCCAAACAGCGGCTGCTCGTCGGTAAGCGCCAGGATTTCGCTGACCCGGATCTGGGTCTCGTTCCATTTGAAGATCAGGAACTGGCCAGGCCGCAGCACCCGGAAGCACTCAGCGAACCCCTTGCGGAGGTCGTCGCGCCAGTCGTCAGTGAGGATTCCATACTTCAGACGCAGCCAGCTTTCCCGGCCGGCGCGCACCAGGTGTGGTGGATCGAACACGACCATGTTGAAGCTAGCGTCGTGGAAGGGCAGGTGCCGGAAATCCATGATGACGTCTGGCTCAACCTTCAGCACCCGGCCATCACATAGCACATGCTCCTCATCGCGAATGTCGCCGAACAGGGCGCGCTGGTCGCCTTTGTCGAACCACATCATCCGGCTGGCACTACAGGGGTCTAGGACGTGTGCATTCATGGCATAGCTCCGCCCGCCGCTCACCGGCAAGCTGTTGAGTTGGAAGAGGGGTAAAAGGAGCGGTTGTTAGCCGAACCGCTATAGGGAACTTTCCAGTTTGGTTTTGTACAAAGTGTTGTTTCTTGTATAGGTTTTCCTGCTGCCATCAGGGTAGGAGAACTATTCGGTTAACTGGCTTGCAGGCCGCCACAGAACATTGAGCGCCACCATGAGTTCCGCAGAAGATCTACGATTCCAGGCACACGTTCTTCTTGTTGAGCTTGACGCTGCTACGACGCAGTTAATGATGCTTGTAGTTGCGGGCGAGCTTTCCGGCCCGAGCTGGGATGATGCCTTCGCTCGTCACAGCTCTGCTTATTCAGCTTGGCTAACCGCCGTCAGAGGCGTCAAAGTCGACCCAATGCCAATTCTCGACCGTCGCCCTCCTGAAGAGCCGCTCAGTTCCTGACGTCACATCAACGCGGCCACTTGGAGATGAACACGTAGGCGAACCACAGGGTGGCGATCATGGCGTCACCTCGACCAGTTTCCATTTGGTGTTGTTCGTCTGACTGTGATCCGACTCGACCAGGCCTTCGCGCTTCATCAGTTCCAACTCGCGGCGGATCTGTTTGGTGGTGAACGGCTCGATATGGAACCGGAACCACCAGGTGCAGAACCAGTTATCCCGGGTACCGTCCGGGCCACTCATGTAGATGATGATCCGCTGGCGGAGGGTCATGGCGTCACCCGCTTGAACTCGACCACCCAGACCCACGGATTGGCGTTCCAGGACTCGGCGCCGTTGATTGACACCCACAGCTCGCGCCATGCGTCGAAAGGATCAGTCCAGCTGCCTGGGCCTGGCTCGGATTTGAAGGGGTGGAAAGCGTAATCGCCGTCGCCCTGATTGATTCGGTTGATGCCCTCGGCGATGTAGCGGCTTTCGAATGCCGTCTCACCTGCGCCGTCCTGCAACCGCTCGACGCGTACGTCGGTGATCTCCAACAGGATGCGGCACGCCGCGCGGGGCATGTGAATGCTGGGTTTGTACTGCAGGCCGAAGTCTTTCCTCGCCTCGTCGCTGTGTGATCCAGGGCGGCAGTCGGCAGCGTAGGCGTAGCGCTGGAGCGGGCCATCCGGATCTGAGCGATGCTCGACGCCGGTACCGCGCAGATCAATGAAGGTCTCGCGCACCCACAGCCGGTCACCGGGCTTGCCGTAGGGACAGCAGCCGCTCGTTTCCAATTCCTTGGCGCAAAGCTGCTCGGTTTCCCCGCTGACAGCGAAACCCCACTGTCGATGGCGCTGAGCAACCGAAAGCCATTGCCCATCCGTGTCGAGCGTTGGGATCTGGTAGCCAGGCAGACCACGCCGCGTGACCGTCTTCCGGCCTTCCAGGATGGCGCGCACCATCGGCGCCGAGAACAGGATGGGGCGTTCTTTCGGTTGGTGTGAAATGTTCATCAGCATTCGCTCCAGTTCATCGCCTGGATGTATTCGCAAGGTACCGTGAGTCTGTCGGGCGGCACGGTGTTTTCTATCCTGGCATCACCGAAATAGCCTATGGCAGCCTTAGCGCGCTCAAGCGCGAGTTGGGCATGACGCATCTGCCAGGTTTTGCGCTGCTTGTATGAGCGCAGTGCCAGGGATTTATCGGTGTACGCGAATCGCCGGCCATGCTCGCCACCATCCTTCAGCACACGCTTGCGGTACCGCTTCAGCAGGTATTCACGCTGCGAGCCACCGAAGAGGTTGTTGTGGAATTCGCTCACGATGTACCAGCAATGATTGGTTTCGCCGATAACCACGTACTTTTTGCAGGTGACTTCCAGGCCTTTCGGGTCGAGCTCGTCGACGTAGCGATAATGGTCCGGGCCAAGTTTTATCTTTTCCATGGGCGAGCTCGTCCTTGCCGCTATAGCGGCTGACTTTGAAGGGGGAGAGTATTAGTATGAAGGCATCGTACATCGGTGGATGTCACACGACATTTAGCCTTTGGCTGACTAAAGCGGTGCTCCTCAAAGGGAGCAAAGATAATAATTTACACTTAGCGGAACTAATGAGGGGGAAGATTGCAATGCAAGGAAAGGAACTCAGGGTGGAGTTTGAAAAGGTTCGGGGTACATACGAATCTTTTTCTGAAAAGGTCAAAGAGTTAATCAAAGGTTTTTTAGAGGTTCAGAATGTAACCGTGCATTCGGTATCATCTCGATGCAAGACACTTGAGAGCCTTGAAGTGAAGGCGCAGAAAAAAATTGATAAAGGCTCCGAGTACACCGATCTTAAGTCAGTCACAGACTTGGCCGGCGTGCGGGTCATTACTCACTTCGCCAGTGATGTTGATCAAATCGCAAAAATTGTCGAGCATGAATTCAACGTTGACTTTGCTAATTCCATCGACAAAAGAGTTGCCCAGGAGCCAGACAGATTCGGCTACACATCTTTGCATTATGTAGTTGAGTTGAACTCTGAGCGATTGTCTCTTTCTGAATACTCAAAATTTTTAAATGTTAAGGTCGAGATTCAGATTCGCTCAATTCTTCAACACGCTTGGGCAGAGATCGAACACGACATCGGTTACAAGGCGAATGAGGAGGTTCCGAACGAAGTGAAGCGGAAATTTTCTCGACTCTCCGGTCTGTTAGAGCTTGCTGATGAAGAATTCATGGATATCCGAAATAAAGTCGATGAATATGCTGAAAGTGTGCGAAATGCGGTCGGTGTTGAACTTGGGAAAATCACCATCGATAAGACGTCATTGGATAGCTTTGCCGTTTCAAATCATGTCGTTGTTGCCTTGGATAGAGAGATTGCGCAGATTCTCGGTGCTACCATAAGTGAGCCCTATTTCTTACCGCAAGAATTTGAAGTTTTTAAGTTGTTCGGAGTGAATACACTCGATCAGCTTGAGACGATGTTGCGCATTAATCGCTCGGACATATTGGAGCGAGCGAATGATATTGCGAATAACAATGATGGGTTCTCTTTTAATCTTGCTTCGGGTATTTGTATTTTCTATTTGTTTCAGGTTGTTGCAGGAAAGACTCAAGATAGGGGGAAGGTTGAAAGGTATGTTAGTACGATGGGTCTGATAGATGATCCTGATTTTATAGAGTACTTGATGAAGTTTACCTGATTTGTTAAGTATTAAGTTTTCTGCGCTTAGGGAAATTAAATCCTTGGAATAATCAGCCGAGCTCCGAATCATCAACGTTGGGCCCGCCTTAACGTCAAATTCACGGTGGTTCGGTAGGTTTTTCGGTGGGCCTAGGGCGTCCTATGCCAGCCCATGCCCGGGCGGTGGATTGGGGGGTTATGCGGCGTGTGACTGGCGTTGCTCAGTGCGCCACGGGTCGTTGGCCCTGGCCAGCCAGCGTAGCCATCGGCGGCGGGCTGACGCTGTTGCCGCACATGTGCACTTGCTGGGTTTTGGTGAACGGCTTGCCGTCGGTGCCGTGGTTGATGGTGTAGTCGGCCGGAAAGCCCTGGGGCTTGTACAGCTCGGCCGGTTTCAGAATCCGCAGGCAGATGTCGACGATCATGTAAGGCGTGCCTTTCACCATCACGTTGAACAGGGCCAGCGGTCATTGTCATGGTGCAACTCTGGTGTTCTAGGCTACGCCCTGCTGATTCCGAAGCCATTAAGACTTCGGCTCGATACTAGCGACGTACGTTTTCAATGCTTCGTTCTTAACCTTTCCGTTCAATCCGTGATGGATTTCGCGGTGGCAGGCCGGGCAGATGGCGCCTATGTAACGTGGATGATCTAAGCCACCATCTGATAGTCGATTGACGTGGTGTGGCTCTAGATATGGCGACCCGTTTGTTTTCATGAAAGGGGCCGGCCTCCCACAGCTTTCGCAATTCCCAGCAGCCCTTCTTAAAACATAGTTGGAGATAGCTCTGCTGCGGCGATATACGGTTCTGCGCGCCGACCCGCTCTCTCCAGCAGATCCTGTTTCTGCCGCCGCTAGAGCGCGCTTCCTCGCCTCGGCAAGTGAAATAGTTGGATCTGGGGCTTCGTCTTCTCCCGAGAACGTAGGGGAGTCGAGCTCGAGCCCTACAGGAAGTAGGTTGAACACAACTATTGCCCTGTCGTTGCCAAGCTTGTCAGGGCCGCGGCGCCATTCATGGCTCGCACACGTGTACTCGCCGAGGTACTTCTGGCCTAAATTTTTGCCGAGTATCTCGAAAACATGCAGCGCTTTCCCCGGCTTCGAATGTTCGAGAATCGATAGGTTACCTTTAGTAAGAGTCATATCGCCGAGCTGGCCCTCACCCGTATAGCTAAAAACTTGCTCCTCGTTATGAGAGTCGGTGTATCCGTACTGACCACCCGAGTCGCCGGTAAAAATGAAAACTGCTGGCGCCTGCGCTGAGGGTGCGATACCACTCTGACGACTGCCTCCGAATAAATCGTGAATTTCAGTTTGCCGGTCATACACCTGGCCCACTACAAAACTCAGTTCGGGATCAGTTGACCGTGGTAGGTCAACGATTTTGAATCCGCGCCGCTTCAAATATCCGTTTGTAGGCTGGCCGCCTGAGAACAGTCCTACTGGGGTGCCAGTGGCCAGAGATACTATTTTTTTTGCAGGGTATAAAGTGCTGTTCGCGCTGATTGCGTAGCGATGCGCTTGGTTCTCCGTCCAGCCTTTCCACTCTGGGGTGTGGCGAAATTTTTCATCGAACTGTTTTAGAGCTTGGTCTAGCTTTTCTTTTTTTATCGCGGGGATTTTCAACAAAACGTCCTTGTGGGCAGTAGCATTCATCAGATGATCAATGCTCGCTCGCCCAGGCGGATGACGCAATAGCGAAATGCTGGCCCAAACTCGGCGAACCAGGCGGCACGCATGCCCAGCGGGTGCTACGCCTGCGTAGCGGCTTCGATGCCGCTGCACACAGAGCCCTAGGTGATATCGGGCATGGGTTATCCTCGTGAGCGGGAGTGATTTTGAAATGGACTTACTCGCACAGCCCGTACGCGGATGAGCAGCTGTTCTGGGCATCGGTACGGGCGATCAGGTCAACCATGTCAAATTGGCGGCCACCACGTGCGGTGCTGCTCCAGTCGACGATTCGGTCAATGCCGTGCGTTACGGCGCTGACTTTGTCATCCGATCTGACGGTGGGGTCTGTGACGGTGGCGAAGAACGTAGCCGCTCCGCGCTTGCTGGCTATGCTCACCAGTCGCTCCCACTCGCGCACCCGGTCAACTTCCTCTGGCCACCTGGCCGCGATCTGCCGGAGCTCGTCTTTCGCACACATGATGCAGGGCATACAGCCAACACGATTGCAGCCTTGCAAGTAGAGCGGGTTCGGCTTGATACCGGCTGCCCGGTGAGCCTCAAAGACCGACTCAACTGTCCACTTCAATATTGGCCGGTAGTTGAACAGGCCGCCTCCAACCTCATCGCACTCTGGTAGATACCTGCGGGCCGGCGATTCATCAGCCCGAACGCCTTGCCAGGACAGCAGCATGTTTTCGCCGTCCATGAGTGGCAGGTAGACCTGCTCAATGATTGGGTTGCGCTTGAGCTCGTCGGTGCAGAAGCGCGCCTTGGTGCTTGGGAACCGGCCTTTCCAGAGGCACAGATCCAGGAATGGGTTTCCAGTTGGGTGCAGGACTTCAAGAGCACCCAGCACCACGGATTCAGCAACACCCTTTTCGCGCCATTTCGTTTCGATGAATTTGCGCTTGCCGGCGATCTGCCTGGAGAAGTCTGCCTTCACCCAACGGATGGGAACGCCGGTGGCTTCGGCCAAGTAATGGATGTAGTCGTACGTCTCTGGATGCTCATGCCCGGTGTCAGCCACTACAGCGCTGAGGTTCGGCACGTCTAGCTCGCGGGCGACCAGCAGCGTAGCGGTGCTGTCTTTACCGCCGCTCATGCTGACGATGTTGTGAGTAGGCATAGGGGATCCTCGCCGGCTGGCGTGATTGAGATTTGTGAGTTTTTTAGAAATGTTTTCCCGGCCCGCGTCCGGTAAGCTCGTTAGCCAATCCCGGTGGGGCAACGAGGCACGGATATGGCATCGAATCTAGACGGTGCGTTGGCAAGAATTAGTCGTCATAAACAGATGATTGATGGTTGTAATGGGCGGGTTAAGTGGGCAGCGAAAAATGCTGTTTTTCATCTTGAGATGTCGGGCAAGCTTCTCAGCATCGACCCGTTAATGTCTGCGTTTCGTGCTATATGTGCTGAAGAAGAGGCAGCTACAGCGCTTATCTTTTCGCTTAAACGGCTTAAGTACGAAGGTGCGGGGAAAATCCAGTTCAAAAGCCATCAAGATAAGCAGGCCGTAATCTTTTTCATTCATGCAATGAGAGAATGGGTCAACGATTTCAAAGTTGAGGTAAGTCATATTTTCTCAGATGCACGCTTGTATCCAACGGAAGTGAACGGGCGTCATGCTGTTGGTATATATCTCTCACTGCTAAACACCGACAAGGCGGTGCATCCAATCCCGCCGCTATCATTGAATGTCCGAGGAAAAAGCTCTTGGGATGAAATCATTAACGGACTAGTAGCAAAGAAATGCGATGCAGACGGGTTCATTGGATTGAAAGAATATGTAGAAAAGCGTGCAAATACCAGGAACGAACTTCTATACGCTACCGACAAAGGTATTCCGGCTTGGAAAACTGGAGTAGAACACTTTATCGTCAATCAATGCGGGATTGTAGAAGCCCTGCTTTTCTCAGTTGGCCTAATTGATCCATGGGGCGGTAAGGACAAGGATCGTTCACCAATTGTTGAGTCGTGTATTGCTGTGTTTTTAAAGTCATTCCGATTGCCACCAAAAAATTAGGCTCCGGCTGCCAATGCTGTTGAAGAGGCGGCTGAGCCGAAACCGCACTCCGTGATCGAAGGTGGCAATTTCGTTTGGTTAGGGGTATTACGGGTGACCGGCATGGAGCCGGATCAAGGAGATGGTGATGTTTCCAAATGCATGCTGCAAAAGATCAATGCATTCTTATGATGGCGACGACAACCTTGGTGACTTCCAAGTCATCGGCGGTCGTGATGCGGTCGATGAAGAGTTGCTCGTTAAGTGCAAGGATTGCCATGACGAATGGAGCAGGCGGTACCAGAAGGATGGAACGCTGATCTGGATGAAAACGAAACAAATTTCTCAGCCTTCATAACTGGCCCGCCATATTTACTCAAGCAGCGGCGCGTTTGAGCTGCTCGGTCAGCTGTGTAGGCAGACCGCGCAGCGTCAGCGTGCCGCCTGCTTCGTCGAACTCGATCTTGTGGCCCAACAAGTGCGCCTCGAAGCTGATCGACATGCCCTCGGCCCGGCCGGTGAAGCGTCGGAATTTGTCGAGCGTCTTCTTGTCCGGCGGCAGAGCATCGGAAATCCCGTAATCCTTCGCCTTGATGAAGTCGTAGAAGTTCTTTGGCCGGTCTTCGTCGATCAACTCCGAAAGCTCGTCAAGGGTGATCGGCTCGCCGAGCTTGGCCTGGGCCATGGAGTAGTTGACCAGCGTGTGTGTCTTCTCGCGCGCTGAGTCCTCTGGTAGATCCTCACTTTCAACAAAGTCGCTGAACGCTTTGAGCAAGGTCCGGGTTTCGCTTGGGCCGTCGATCCCTTCCTGGCAACCGATGAAGTCGCGGAAGTAGTCGTTCAGGCGGCCCTGCTTACCCTTCAGGTACGAGATGTACTGCTTCGACTGTTTGTTGTTCTGCCATTCGCTGATGTTTATGCGCGCAGCCAGGCGGATGTGGTCCAGGTCCAGGCGCTTCACGGTCATCAGGGCCAGTTCTTCAGTCATGGTCACCGCTTCGGTTTCCTGCACCAGGGCGATGACCAGGTAATCGGTCATGCCTTGCTGATAGTGGCAGAAGAGGGCGTGCCCACCGGTGGTGAGGTTCGACTCTTCCATCAGCTTAGTCAGGTGCTCGACGACGGTGGTGCTGAAGGCCAGGAAGTCGGTTACGCCGGCCAGGTACTTGCCGAGCCATCCGCTCAATGGGTAAGCGCCTGATTCTTGATGAAAGAACCCCCAGCCCTTACCGGCAGTGGCGTTGTAGCTTTCGTTGAGCTGGCTCATCAGGTCGTCACGGGCCGGGCTCTCGACCTGCTCGGAGGCGCCCAAGAACAGCACGGCCGGGCTACCGTCGGGCTTCTTGTCGATCTTGTGGATGACGCTATGGCGTACAGGCATTTCGTTTACCTCGGGTAAGTGCCGCCCTCCGTGACCGGTGGTGGCAATTTGGTTTGGGTTGGGGTATTACGGATATTCGGCATGACGCCGAACCAAGGAGCGAAATATGTCGGATTTAGAAGGAAAAGGCGCCGAGTGGGCAAAGGAAGTTGAGAGGCGAGCTGACGAAGGAATACCGCTATTAAGCCACTATATTGAGCCGCCGTTCAAAATAAGCAGCAGCGATGGGTGTATGCATATCGACGCTCCGTGCATGGTGCTCGGCGGAAGCAATAAAGCTTCGGTGGTACGAATTACATTGTCCGGTGCTGCCGCCCTTGCTTTGAGGGATCAACTTAATTCTGCCGAATTCAGCCCGGGCACCGGCTTCATAAGTGCAGGAAAGCACTGACGCTATTCCGCGTTACCTATCTTTAGCGATTCGCGCTGATAGGCCTGCTCAAGTTTCCGCGCCACGATGGGCGATATCTCGATTTCGTGGCGCGGAATCTCCAGCAACGGCATTGCTGCTTTGGCGCCCAGCGCATGCAGGTGATGAATCATCAGCGTCATCGCCTCGCCTTGCTCAGTAATGCCTGACCACTCCATCAGATCGGCCAGCGCCTGCCGGGTGCCTGGCCGAACCCTGAGCCGCAATTCCTCTTCGGCATTCGCCACGCGCTTCCTGGCAGTCTTTGCCGATCTTTCCTGCACAGTCTTGGCCATGGCCTACCTCTTCTATTCCGCTGGCCGGCAGTGCGAGCCAGGTTTGACGTTTGCGTTGCTGGGTGCGGGCTATGCGGCGCATGAATCTACCTTCACCTGGCGCCAAGCACCGACGGCTTCGAAGATCCGCGCAGCGTGTTCCTCGTCCAGCGACATCACTTCGGGAATGGCGATCCAGCCCGAGGCCACCATCTGGCTTTGATTGGCCTCGTCGCGCAGCTTCTTGTAGCAATGCTCAATCACGTCTTCCAGGTGGTCGGAGAGATAGACCCCGTCCGGCGCCAGTTCCACCGACTTGCTATAGCGGTCGCCGCGGGCGTCGACGCACATGGCGCTGAGGTAGATCGTCCACCGGTGGGGAATGCCGCAGACGGCTTGGCCAATCTTCCCCGGCGCGATGTTCTTCAGTGATTTGTAATTGATCATGCCCTGGCTGCCGCTGGGGTCGATGTTGACCACTGCGACGTGATTGGATGCCAGCAGCGAGCGGCACGACCGGGCGATGCGTGCCTGCAAGTTATGCCGCTTGCGCTTGCTCATAATGCCTCCGCGAGTTTGCGCAGCACCTTACGTTCTGCCGCTGTGATAGGCGGCTTGCGGCGCTTGAGTATGGTTTCGGGATCGATCTTGGTGGAGCGGTGCGGTGGCGGCGGGTTGATTGATGGGCTCTTGCCTTGGTAGATCGTCCCGCCGGCGGCCAGGAACTGTGTGGTACGTTGCGCGATTGAATCAACGTGCTGCCGCTGTTCCTCGACCAGGCTTAGGTGGTTGCTGACGTACATGGCGACCTCACTTGATTCGGATCGAACTATCGCCGCGCTCAAGGTGAGCCCAGGTAGGTTCGGGTAGAAGTTCGTGTTCAGCGTCTTCACCGACTGCCATGCGCTTGCGCACCGCTTCGTTATGCTCGCGGATCTCCTTGAGCTTGGCGGCAATGGCCTTTTTGTCCGGAGCAATGCTCGACTTCACAGTGGTCAGTTCGTCCGGCACTGCATCTTCGTTGTCAACGATCACCCGTTCGCTGCCCATGGCCAGTGTGATGGTGAAGAGCGGACGCTTGATTGACTTGATATTGGCGGCTTCCATGTTGCGACGCAGGTAGTCGCTGATCTGGGCGACGCTGTTGGACTTGATCCGCTTGAGTTCAGCCAGGCGCTCGATTTCGTTGTCGATAGCCGTCACGTCGCTTTCAATGTTCCGGCGCAACATGACGATGTTGTCAGCCTTGTCGTTGAAGTCGCCTTGCACTTCGTCCATGGCGTGCTGCAGGGCCTCTTTCAGACCCTCATCATCGGTATCAGCCATGGCCTGGAGTTCGGCGAGTTTGCCGGTGAGTGCGTAGAGTTGGGTCATGCTGCGGCCTCCGTGCCTTTTTCAAGCACAGCTTTGCGCTCCTCGAATGCTCGAGTGATTCGCGCGATGAAGGTGGGTTCGTTGCGACGAGTTGCCTCGCGGATGTATTTCACGTTCAGAAGCTTGAGTTCGTGAGTCGTGACGGCCTTGCCAATTGTTTCGACCGCTGAGGCAAGCCAGTCGACACGCTCTTGTTTTTGGCGAAGTATCTCGGCGTCCTTATCCTCGGCTTTTTCAAGCTTGAACTCTTCGGTGATGGTGTCGACGTAGGTCGGATCGTCGAACATACCCATGTAGATGTCGGCGGCGAACCCCAACGGCTGCAGGCATTTACCGATGGCGTCTGTCAGCGATTTTTTCGCTGCGTCCCAGTCAGTAAGAATCTTTCCCTGCTGCAGGTAGATAAATGGCGTATGGCCGTAGTGCTGAACCGCGCATTTTTGCCCGGCGTTGCCCAGGTACCAAAGCTCGATTTTTACGGTGTGCAGCTTCGCGCAGATCATTGGAGCCTCTGGCCACTCTTTAGTGGGCGCCTGAAGTGGAGCACCTTCGTCAAATCGATCCTCAAGGACATTCCAACCCCAACCCTCACCGCATGGTCCGAAAATTTCTGTTGCCTTGCGCATGAGGTAAGTTGGCCTGATCGCAGTGCCCTTAAAGCCACCCGCGCCAGTGTATTTTTTAGTAGCGTCAGGGTCGGTTGTGTTGACCTGGTCCCAAATTCTCGTGTTCTCGGACATTACTTATTCCTCCAGCCGTCAGCGCGCTTGACCAGTTCCTTGAAGGCAGTCGACGGCAGTCTGCTCATGTATTTTTTGTTGTCGCGATACCATTCTTCCAGGGCGGCTTTGGGCGTCTGGATGGCAACGACGTGGGAGACCTGTTGCTTGTACGAAGTCGAGTTTGAAACCTGAGAGTGGAAGGTCCGGCTCACCACTACAGTGTTGGTCATTCCCTGCTTGACCAGGTTGTTCAGTTCTTCCTGGGATTGAACGGCAATGGCACCGGGGTGCTTCTGCTGGAACAACCGGTAGCAGGCCTCCCGTACAAGCTCGGTACTGCTGTACTCGACATATTCAACGTCAGGAATACCAGCCTCGATCTTCTCCGCCACCTCATCCAAGCGCCCGGTGTCAATCCAGGCGTTTTTCGACACCTGTTTCAAATCCCATCCGCTAACCGTTTGGCGGTCTCGCTCAAGCTGCAGATGCTCGGGGAGAATGTCATAGCCGTAGGTCAGATCGGTGTCGCATACGAAGAGGGTGCCGACGTACAGCTTGCCGGGCCGGGAGGGCAGGATATGGCCGTATTTGGTACCGATGACGTCGCTCATCGGCGGCTGCATACGCAGGCACATGTTCCGGATTTCCGTTTCGTCTTCCTCGGTGAGGCCGGAGACAACGAACTCAACGCCCTGATTCTGCCTATGTGCCGGCGTCTCGTTGATGCACAGCACCTCCGCGTCGAACTGGTCGCTATGCCGGAACTCAGGCACCCACTGCTTATTGCCATTCCAGACCTTCACGTCGTACCCGTTCCGGGTCAGTACCAACAGGGCGATTTTGTAGCCCTCGCCGAAGCTGCCGATGGCATCGGGGCGGTCGGACTTAGACGTGCTGCCTAGAACCAGGGTGCTGGCCTCCAGCCTTGCAAAGCGGCTGGTGATGAACAGCTGGCCGTTGGCGAAGGCGTATTCGAAAGGCGACTCGCTATCCAGCGCGTTCTGCACCAACTCCCGGATGGCTTCTTTCAGGCCCCAATGGCGGACGTAATCGCGGGACAGGGGAAGTTCGTAGGACTTGGACCGGATGCGATCTGCAATAGCTGCGAGCATGGCAATACTCCCGCGCCATCCTTGCGGGGCGCTGTGATGTGTTGGTTATTGAGTGATTCGATCAGCGAGGGCGCTGAGCAACATCAGAAAGGTGCAGACGGAGAGGGCAGAGAAGGAACCGCGCCAGATCAGCATGCGCCTGGTGCGCTGGTGGGGAGTCAAGGCCGAACCCTCACAGCGATGCGACCACCCTTCATGGTTGGCGCCAGGCGCTGTGGCAGATCCCGCACCAGGTCTTCACGCTTGCGGCCGATGAGCTCGTTGAAGGGAAGGCCGAAGCCCAGGATGGCAATGTGGCGCTCGATGTCGTCCAGCTGCTCGTCGATCAACGATTTAACCGGTGCCGTGGTCATGCAGCCTCCTTGCGGTGCCTGGTGATTTTCAGCAGGCGCTGGCAGTAGTGGTTGAATTCTTCGACGGTGATCGCGTCGCCGGTGAGCATGTTGGTGATCATCCGCACGACGACGGCTTGGGCGCCGGGCTCGCTGCTGGGATGCTCAAGTGCTTCAAGTGCCTCATCGATCAGGATGTGCGGACTCATAGGTCGGCATCCACATCGTCTTCGCGCTCTTCCCGTTCTGCTGCTACCGCGTCTTCGGCATACGGTCTCAGCAGCGCAACAGCGATCTTCTCGACCGCTTCAATCGGGCGTTGATGGCCCAGCAGGTCGGCTGCGTGAGCCCGGGCATCGCTCTGGCTGCCGAGCATTGCCGACAGCAGTAGGCGGGCAAACGAATCACGCTGGTCCAGGCCGTCGATCTGGCGCTGGTTCAGGTAGCCCTGCAGGGCCGTGCAGAACCGGTCGAACGTCACCACGTGCGGCTGGCCGTAGCGGCGCTTCCACTTGATATCGACTCCGCACACAAGGCGCTCCGCCGAATGCTCTAGCCAGTCCGTCACCTCGTCGCTCTCGCTGACCTCTGGAGGCAACTGAGCGTCGTAACGTTCCTGGCAAATATTCAATGCTGCGTTCATGGGCGCCTCCAAGGTGGCTGTTGTTCACCTGTATTCGTCAACACTCATGCCTCCCGCTGGTTGCCGATGGGCGCGGGGGAGGAGTGCTGACGTAATAGAGGTGGGAAAGGGAGGACAGGTCATCCAACTTCGTTGAAGCTGCGCTTTTATTGCGGGGCAGGTGAGTGTACTGATAGGCTCAAAACAGCGATGTGCGAGATCGCACCGCCAAATAGCGAGATTTTTGAATGTTCAGATTTTTTCTAGCCACTATTTTTTCATTTGTTTTTCTCGGCGTAATTTCTGGTTGCTCTTCCACTGCCGAACAAGAAAAAACACTGAGCGCCGGGCTCGTTGCGCATTTGAATAAATTCAAGACGTACCCGATCGCCTCGCAACTGGCCGGGGTTGAAGGGACAACCCAACTGCGCTTTACGATAGATGGCGACGGAAATGTCGTTTCTTATGAGCTGGTACAAAGTTCAGGCAATGTGGACTTGGACGCGGCCACTCTAGAATTAATCCGTCGCGCCCAACCACTGCCGAAACCACCAGCCGATTTAATGAAAGACGGCCCAATTACGATCATTGCCCCTTTTATCTACTCCCTAGACGGGAATATCTGAGCAGGACTTGCAATCCGCCGCCGTCACTCGATGACCGTCTTCGCATTCAACGACGGAAACGCTGCTGGTGTAGCCACGTTCAGCGTTGAGCCTGTTTGTCTCGCTGATACAGGCGGCCAGGCTCTTGTCGGAAAATACCCGAAGTTCGCCGCGCAGGGTGATGTGGATGACTTTGTTCATGGTCATGCTCCGGGTTGTTTTCCCAATGCCCACCGCTCTGGATGGGCATCAGTGAAAAGGTCCGTCATGCCGCAGCCTTGCAGTCAGCAGCCGTCATGCGCTGCCCGTCTTCCAGCTCAACCACGCACACGCCGTTGGTATAGCCCCGCTCGGTGTTGATGCGATTCGCCTCGCGAATGCATGCAGCCAGTTCGCTGTCGGCGAACACCTCGCGCTCGCCGGCAAGGGTGATGCGAAGGACCTTGTTCATGCCGCCTCCAAAGCTTGCTGAGCCAGCAGCTCAGTCACGGCCTCGTCCGGGGTGCAGCCGTCGGCGTAGAAGTCATGCAGGTCGCTTTCTTCGTGCGAGCCCATGGCGACCTGGTGGCCGAGCAGTTGGGATGCCTTGTCGATCCAGCGGTAGTAGGTGCGCTCTTCAGCGTCGGCGCGGCATTCATCAGCCGCCATGGTTGCCATGTTGAACATCGTGTTGCCCTCCGGTTGTCATCCCAAAGCCCGCTCAGTGAACGGGCTTCAGTGATGCTTTCCGCCGTGACCCGCTACTGGCGTCGGTCACCGGCTTGAATCGAATGTTCTTCCAGCCGCGGGCCTTTCGGCTTGTTCTCCCGCTGGATAACTGTTCTTGGCGCTTTACGCTGCACGCCCGGGTCAGTTGCCAACCCTCTGAACCGTTGAGGCCGGTTCATCGCTGCCTTTGAATCTGGGCCGGTGGTGATCCGGCAAGGGGTGTCGCTAAAGAACGGCGCAGCTCTTGCTGCTGGCCGGCGTCTTTCATTGCAGGCTTGAGGCAATAATCACAGAGCGTGTTTATCGTGTCAACACAAAAAGTGTTTGTAATTTTCATGATTGGATCACGCTGTGTGGTTTTTATAGGGGGTTTGAGAAGGACGGGGCGATGAGCCCACTTGCCGGCGTGCTCATTTAGGAATCGCAATACTCACGCCAGCCAATCCTGACGGCGCCGTCATCCAGATGCTCGATCCTGATACCGGCGGTGTCGCCGATGTCCTGGATGACCTGGCGCCAAGCTTCAGGGCTTTCGTCGTTACGCCTGGAGACCTCAACCAACTGAATCCGCTGTACCCGGGGAGAGGCGATCAAGCGTTGCAGGCGTCGGCCCACAAGCTCGTAGGAATCTCTCAGTTTGGAAGTGGGGTAGGGTGCCTGGTTCATGCTTCGCTCCTTCGAGTACTGTATTTATGTACAGTATTGGCGCTGACATATCCTGGCAAGAGGGCGGCAGCATGTTTCATGCATAAATGCATATTTCGGAGGGCGGAGTCCTTTCGGCAGGCATGAGAAAGCCCGCGATGGGGAGTGCGGGCTTAAAGGGATGTTCACTAGGAGCTGGGGTAACTGTAAGTGCCCGACTGTGAACGGGATGTGAGAGGATGTGCTCAGTGGGACGACGCGATTGCCTTGGCGAGCTGCATATCGGACATGGGTGGCGTGCTGTGCGTCGAACGATAGTATCGGGATGCTTGCTCAAACTGCGCGCCGTGTATCTTTCCGTCCGAACCGATGAACGCCAGGGCGTCGTTCTTGGCTGACTTGAAAGCTTTCGGCGGCTCGGCCGTGAGGGATGTGGTCGCCCCAATTAAAATGGTTGGCGCGGAAATTGTGAGAAATATCGCGGCAGCGATAGGGTTGGCTCCATCACCTAATACTGCGTGCGTACTGACTGACAACAGTAAGGCGGCCGCCAGGGTTTTCCATGAGTCCATTCTTCGAAGCTTCCATTGCGATCTGAGGGCGCCACAATACCAGGCTGCCGGAGGAAAGAGGCATAGGTTAATTTTTTGGCATCGATCTTTGAATATTCATTGAGGCTATCCGCTTTTAGGTATGATCTTCAAAACATAATAAAGCATTCCAAGAATTGCCATATATGCCAAAAATCCAAAAACAGTTTGTTGGTTTTTGCCAATGAATTCAAAGAAAGTTCTTAAAGATCCATTCCGTTCTTTGGTTTGCAGATACCAAGAATTAATTTTTATAAAAAGGTTGGCGCGAAATAAATTGCTGAACTCAACCTCGAGCACGGATTCTAGCTCTTTCGAGGTGTCTCTGATACTGTTCACTAGTGGGGAGCTGACAGATTGACGAACAAAGTTTGCATCTAAAAAATTTTCAAGCGATATTGAGTCTGTAAAGAAAGCTAGCTCGTTAGAATATGATGACCCACGAATACGCAGCTGACTAAGACGCTCACTCAGCTTTCCTTGCATTATTAAGATATCAGATGCAAGATTGTAATCCTGAGACTTCGATGTATGGAATAATATTCCTGCCTTCTCCAGTTCTGCGATATCTGAATACATTTTTGTGAGTGCGGCTCTTACCTCTTTCCTGTCTTCTCTTCGGTTGTTTTGCCAATTAACAATAACCCAGCCAAGGACTACCAAAATCCAAGTGACGGGATAAAACCAATAGGGCACTCCGTTACCCTGTGATGCTCCTGACATCTAACGCCCCCCGAAAAGCAATGATTTCTTTTTTATTTTAGTATGCTTTGCATTTTCCATATAAAGCTCAATTCTCTTTATAAGATTTTGATCTCTAGATTTAAATGCAATTAAAGATTTTATAAGGGATAAAGGGTATTTTCTCGCTAGCCCACCAAAGGCTTCCTCAAGAAAAGACGAACCGTAACCTCTGGCGCCATCCAGATCGATCACAGTAGGAGAGCGAGAAGTAATGATTTCCTCTAATACAACCTCCCTAAATAGCTCTCCGCTATAAGGGCCGTCCGTGAGAAATCTACCGGCGGGGTGTTTGGAGAACTGGTCAGCTACCTTCAATGTTGTCATGACTATGGCCTCGCCTCTAGCGGCATTTGCCAAAAGATTATGGTTCCCATTATAGACAGCTCGTAGTCATCGATGGTTTCCTTTCGGTCGTGAATTCTGTACCAACCCCTGTTGCTTTGCAATATGGCCTGGCCGTCGTCGACCGCGCTGATGGTTTCTACGATTTGAATCAATCCTTTGCCGCGGTTGTGTAGCTGTGTGCGGGTCCGGCTGTGCCTGATGGCTCCCCGGATTACGTTCGCATCACCTCTGTTGTGCATCCCAAGTCTTCGCATGACGCCCCACCAGCGCTTCCACCCATCATCCGAGCTATGCGGAAGCGAACCAGGTATTCCAATGCCCAAATCACAAAACACCACTGTCAACATACCTGCCTTTTCTTGCGAAAACATCCACCAAGGCTTATAGGAAGGTGAGGATCTGATGCCGTCTCCCCTATGAGTAATATAGGCGTGGTGATGGGCGTTTGTCATCGCCTCTGTCAGCCCTGTATATAATTCGGACTGTAATGCTTCTGTTATTATACCGTCGTAATGACCAAGTATCTTATCGTACTGCTCGCCAACTGCCCCCTGTCCTCTCGCCATCCTCCAGCTTATGATGTCGTCATGTTCGCAGGTTGAAACCTTGGCGTTTTTGCCTATGCGTTTGTAAAACCCTATTTGTTGAAGAACTTGCGATGCCTTTTGATTGAATGGCTGCATACATCTAAGTGTCAAGGCAGGGTAGTGGTCCAGCAACCGATCCATCTCGGCATAAAAAAGTAGCGTTCCATCAGCAATGAATTTCTGGGTTTTTCTAAAGTCTATGAAAACTGTCCTTGATCCTGAAATCACAGATTCTCTTATTTCTTTGATAAAGCCAACTAGCACTTTTCTTTCTGGTCCATTTAAAGAGAAAAACGGCGGGGCTATGAAGCTTGTTTTGATAGTGCGAGTGCCGTTTTTTTTCTTAAGTCGAATCTTTGTTATCTTTTTTTCTAGTGAGGCGAGCTTTCTCCAGAAACGAAGTCTTTTTTCGAGGGTGTTTTTTTTCATTTTTTTATCGCCCTTCCTAGGCAGCTAAATTTTTCTGCGTTTAATTACTACTATCGTAATGCTCGGCTGTAGAAATGGTTGAGAACTATCAACTCGACCACCGCCACTATGGTGCAGAGCACAACGAAGCCAGGGCTGAAGACTCGTTTGCGACCGGATGAGCCCCAGCTAAGACCAGCCGCGTCGGAATAGCCGGGGATCATCGTAAGCAACGCGATACATGCAATAACCCCAACCTTGCTCCAGAAGGTCTGCTCTCGCCATGCAGTCATGGGCTCACTCCGGGCAGTAACATCAGGAAAACCGGCCATACCCAGGACACTTCATGGCTCTGAGGCGATTTCTAAGAGCTTGAGTCTCGGCATATTCCGAATCCGAGCCCATCTTGGACCGCAGTGCGTATTGCACGAAATCCTCAGCCTGCTGGCGATCTGCGGCTAGCTTGAAGGTACGGCATTGCTCTTGACGCTCAGCTTCCGTAACAGGCATCGGTACTGCGTCGATCTGTTTTTCGTACTCAGTTTTTTCTTTTGACGAGCTAAAGCAGCCGGACATAAAAAGCGGGGCGACTATTAGTGCCGCGATCCGATAGGCATTCATTACCACATTCCCTTGTGTATACGAGCGTTACTCAGCTCGCAAGATCTCGATTTAGCTTACCGCCCGGGCATGTCCGCCCCGGCACACTTGCGGATTAGTAAAACTTCTGCAGCGCCTGGACCACCACGCCCACGATCCGGCAGTGCTCGTCGACGGCCTCGATTGGGTAGCTCGGGTTCAGCGGCTTCAGGAACAGTCGACCGCCATCGCTGACCAGCTTCTTGAACGTCGCTTCGTTGCTGTCTGGCAGCTTGGCTACCACCAGCTTGCCTGGGGCGACTTCGGCCTCAGTGTCCACCAGGATCAGAGTGCCTTCAGTGATGCTCTGGCCGGCGGGCGCAGTCATTGAGTCACCTTTCACCTTCAGCCAAAACGCTGTGCCCTTGGAGTCGTACTCCGAAAACTCATAGCTGTCAGAGAATCCGGCCGGGTAGGGCTCAACAGCCTCCGCCCAGGCGCCGGCGGCAACCCAGCTGACTACCGGGTAGCGGAATGATTTGGTGGGCTGGGCGGCGATTGAAATATTCGAGGGGCTTTCGCCAGGCAAAAGCAGCGCTGCCGGATCGATTTTCAGTTCATGGG